ACTTGTCAAAGCTTCTGTATCATATTCTCATGGCCGTTCCCGCCGAGAAGAGGCTCGTGCTGGTTGACAAGCTCAACGACAACGAGGACAACTGGACTTCCAACGATGGCGACAGGGACTACCCCGGGGCCGTCAAGGAAGGTTTCTTCAGCGCGCTTCTGGACGACGTTTTGGAGTGCGCGGAGAAAGGCGCGACTATCGGGGGCTGTGCTATCGGCGTTCCGGGGATGATTGTCGGCGGATTTGTCGGAGCTATTGTTGGTGGGTTGCGTACATTGGTTGTCAGGCCGCTAACGAAGTACAAACCGTTGGACAGACTGGCTCCGTTGGTAGACCTTGTCAAGCGGGGTGTACAGTAATGTCAATTATAATAACATCAACCGAGAATATGCCCTATGACGAATGGTTGGACTACCGCCGAATGGGTATAGGCGGGTCGGACGCTTCCGTGGTTTGTGGCGTCAACAAGTACAAATCTCCCGTGGAACTCTGGATGGAGAAGACCGGGCAAATGCACGACCAAGAAGCCGGGGAACCCGCGTACTGGGGTACGGTGCTTGAAGGATTGGTTAGGTCGGAGTTCACTAAGCGGACGGATATTGAGGTGCGTCCTGTTAATCAACTCCTTGCTAACGAGGACAACCCCTTCATGCTTGCTAACCTTGACGGCGTATGCGACCACCCTATCTACGGCTCGTGCGTCTTTGAGGCAAAGACCTCCAGCGCATACTTGGCTAAAGATTGGGACGACAAGGTGCCGGACTCGTATATGCTTCAAATTCAGCATTACATGGCGGTTACGGGATTCCCGGGGGCGTATATCGCCGTGTTAATCGGCGGAAACACGTTCAAGTGGAAGTTCGTGGAACGTGACGACGACCTGATAGCTATGCTAATACAGCTTGAGGGCGACTTCTGGAAACTTGTGCAGGAGAACGTACCTCCACCGCTGGACGGCTCCGACGCTTCGGAAGCGTTTCTAAAAGAGAAGTTTCCCGAGAGTGTACAGTCCATCATCGACTTACCCGATTCCGCAGCCGACCTAATAAGACAGTACAACGAGGCAGGAGAAAAGGCAACCCTGTACGCCGAGCAGAAACAGGAAGCAGAGAATCTGCTAAAACAGATGTTGGGCACCAATGAGGCGGGGATTGTCGGGGACAGGCTTGTTACGTGGAAGTCGTTCACTCAGGAACGCCTTGACAGCAAGACCCTAAAGGTGGAACACCCCACGCTGTACAAGAAGTTCAGCAACAAAACATCATACCGCCGCTTCTCTATAAAGGCGGCGTAAACGGAGGCGCATTATGGATACCGATAAACTCAAAGACCGCTTGGGCGGTAAAATACAGGCTTCACAGGAGCCAAAAGGAAGGATTATCAATATGCCAAATACAAACACAGAATTAGCCCCGGTCAATACCGGGTATGCCGCTCTAACCAACAACGCGCTGGACATCATCAGCGAGAACCTCAAAGGACAAGCTTTGTCTCACGGTCTGTTCGACATCATCAAATCGCCGTCAGGCGGTGGGACGGCGTTCGCTGTTCCCGGGATTTCGGGGGAGGATATGGAGAAGGAGTTGGCAGGAATCATTCTCGACTATACAACCCCGCGTGCCTATTGGGATACGCCCGACCCGGTGGAAGGTACGCCGCCTGTTTGTTTCAGCCGGGATAGTGTGATGTCGCATGAGGGAACACATTGCCGATTGTGCCAGTTCAACGACTTCGGCTCGAAGGATGGCGAGACCAACGCCAAAGCCTGCAAAGGTGCGACACGTTCCTAACTGAAAAGGTTAGGCACTAAACAAAGAACGTGTAAATGTTCAGTTTAGGAGAACTGATACCTTGAAGGGTGGAATGACGGAGTAACGTCCTGAAACGCCCTCCCTAATACTCCGACTGGCGTTGGCTGGAAACGGCTAATGTCAGAAGCTCGGTGAAGTCGGCTGAGAGTATGCCCTAAGACGGCGGTACCGCCGGAACAGGAAAAGCGAACCAGAAGTGGTCGAGCATATGATAGGTCGGGGGTCTATAAAATATCTATGGTGAGAATAGTGTGTTAAAACACTGACGAACTTGCGAATGTACGGGTCTAAAAGGCTATTACGCAGAAATGCGTACTCCACAATGGTGGAATGTGTGAGGTAGAGTAAAATTCTTTGCTATGAAATACCTTATTGCGTTACAGGCGCAATCCAGCACATAGGCTCATAGTAGGCACCTAAGGATATATGTACAGATAGAGGTATTGGAACGTGGGAAAACCTATCGTGTGTGTATGTACAGCACATAGACTGACGAAGAACAATAAGCAGTCGAAACGGTGGGTAAAGTGGTGGTAATAGCGTTGATAGTCCTTGTAATGAGGAACGGAGTAACGACCACCAGACAGGATTAGATGTGCAAATTATTTCTAAATCTTTCAAGGTTCTTGTATGACTAACAGAAATCAAACCACAAAAGGGGGAGATTGACTTGACTGTCTATGCGGACTTGAAGAAAAGCCTGAAGAAACAAAAACTGCGAAACAATGAGTATTACGATATGCAGGATATATTTGATGACCTGCATGAAAAAGCGTGCCGTAACTATAAATTTCACGATTTAATGCAAATAATCTCCGGCGAAGATAATATCCTATTAGCTTACCGAAATATCAAGAAGAATAAAGGTTCAAAGACGAAAGGGACTGACGGTAGGACAATAGAGCATTACAAGGATTTGCCGGAGGAAATGTTTGTAAAATACTTTCAGAACAAGCTGGCAAACTACCATCCCAAGAGTGTCCGCCGGGTCGAAATCCCAAAGGATTATCAGCCGGGGAAAACCAGACCGCTCGGAATACCTTGTATGGACGACAGAATTATACAACAATGTATACTTCAAGTGTTAGAGCCGATATGCGAGGCTAAATTTCACAATCACAGCTATGGTTTTCGCCCGAATAGAGGGACAAGCCATGCTATAGCAAGAGCAAATTTCCTGATGCACAATAGCACATTTCATTACGTTGTCGATATTGATATTAAAGGATTTTTCGATAATGTCAATCATGGGAAACTGCTCAAACAGATGTGGCATTTAGGCATACAAGATAAAAATTTGTTAAGCATTGTAGGCAGGATACTCAAATCAGAAATCAAAGGCATAGGAAAACCGGATAAGGGTACTCCTCAAGGGGGTATAATCAGCCCACTGTTATCAAATATTGTGCTGAATGAGTTGGATTGGTGGTTGAGTAATCAATGGGAAACCATTAAGACAGCCCGCAGTTATGCCCAAAAAGACGGGAAATATCCGGTGCTAAGGAAAACCAGCCGCCTGAAAGAATTCTTCTTTGTCAGGTATGCCGATGATTTCAAGGTTTTCTGTAAGGATTACAAAACAGCCAAAAAGATTTTTGCTTCTACGGAACAATGGTTAAAAGAACGGTTAGGCTTAGACGTCAATCCTAATAAATCAAAAATAACCAATGTCTGCAAGGGAAAAACGGAATTTTTAGGGCTTGCATTATTCGTGAAAGAAAAGAAAGGTAAAACTATAGTACGCAGTAATATCTCTGATAAAGCGAAAAAGACAATGCAGATTAAGCTCAAAGAGCAAATCAAGGTCATACAGCAAGAAACTACTCCAGACCAAGTTAATAAGTTAAACGCAATGATACTGGGTATGCACCAATACTACAATATGGCTACCCGTTGTTATCTAGATTTTAACGATATTAACTTCATTGTCAGCAGAAGCCTATTTAATAGACTAAGAGGAAAAACCAAGAAGGTTAAGGGCAGAATTAAAAAGCCTGAAATCGAGCCGAAAAAGTCAAGGACATTTCAGAAACTCTATGGGAAGTATTATGGGAAACCGAAGGTTGTAGCGGGAATAACGATATTTCCAATTCAAACTTGCAGTTTCATACCCCCCAGAGGGTTCTCACAAGAAATCAATAAGTATACGGAACACGGACGGCAACTCATTCACAACAGGCTTCACAACACAAATGATATTGTGAAATATCTGTTAAACTGCAAAGAATATGATAAATCCGTGGAGTATAACGACAACAGAATATCGCTTATGGCTGGGCAAAACGGCAAGTGCGGTGTGACCGGAGAAACGTTAATCATACTAAACATGGTCTGCCATCACAAAAAGCCAAGAGAAGTAGGCGGTACAGACAAATATGACAATCTTGTGTGGCTGAAAACAGAAGTGCATGGACTTGTACATGCCGTCCATCCGGAAACTATTAACAAGTATCTTCAGATACTAAATCTTGACAATAAGGCTCTCAAAAAGGTTAATTCTTTAAGACTATTAGCAGAGAATTTAGAAATAGTTAATGCAATTTAATTCTTGTTGGAACGCCGTGTGCGGGGAAACTCGCATGCACGGTGTGAAGGAGGGGAAAAGCCGGAAACTTTGGAAACGGTAGGCTTACCTATTCCTATAAAGCGTTGAGTTGTTTCTTCTCCGGCCCGACAGCATTATGCCGGTGATTGTCCGTGTTCCGGTGTCGAGCAAGCTCATATTCCAACGCTACCTGACCCGGCTCGTCGGGAAGATGATTCCGATTTCCGGCGTCATCACAAAGATAACGCTGGAGAAGGCGACCAACAAGACCGGGCAGCCGTATTCGCAGTACATTTTTGAGGCGGTCGGCACCCTCACGCCCGAGGAAGCCGCCAATGCCAAAGCGTTTGGGCAGAAGTTCATAGAGTTGCTGAACGACGCCGAGGTTGATGCGGACGTTGACGTGGCGGTGTAGTATGGACGTTGAACAATGTAAAACATGCGGGTGCAAGGAATACATTATGAAGCAAAAGGTTTCCGGATTCGTATATTTCCGTTCGCGGTTCGACGGAGACGATGCAGATAACACAGAACTGCATGACGACATAACGTACAGCAATGTATGGAAATTTCCAAGATGTGAAAACTGCGGAAAAAGAATAATGTAAAAATCAATAAAGACGCAAGGTTGGAGGGTCTAACCCTCTAACCTTATTGTCTTTTGTTTAGGAGGATTGATTAGCATAGATACGAATACCCGGAACGAAATAGCCGCCGTTGAAACCAAATACGGCAATCTCATGTTCCGAATGGGTCTCACGCATTTGGTTGAGGTCGGGGGTCGGCATTTGGATGACGCAACTGTTGAGGAGGCCATTAAGCAGATTATGGCGCAGGGGGAAGCGGACAAGGTGGCAGGCAGGATTACGGTAATGACGCCGGAGTTTCAATGCGAAATAGTCCGCTGTGCCGCCGAGCTTGCCAAGTTCAGCGTTTGGGACTTGTTCGCGTACATCAAGGAATGTGTAACCATCGGGACGAACCGGCACGAAGTCGGGGTTTGTCCTAACTGCGGGAGCCGAACCCTCGAATATGTAGGCGGCGGGGTCACAGAAACCAGCTATATTCACAAGTGGACGTGCGGGGATTGCGGTGCCAACGGCCGGGAATGTTATAACTTGACATTCTCGGAACACATCATTGACTGGAGGGATGAATAAAATGGAGAAATACCCTAAACGCGGCGAGGACTGCGAATATACGATGGATTGCTTATGGGGCGTAGACGGTTGGTGCGATAGACCCGAAGGCTGGAAATGTGAGATTGAGAAAATGGAAGCGAAGAAACAAGATTAACATTGAAGCGGCCGGGGGCTCTGCCTCTAGCCGTTATCTTTTATTATGGAGGATTTGATTAACAATGTTTAGTGTAAAAGAACTTTTGGAACTCTGGGCTAATGACAAAGCCCGGCGGGAGTTCATCAACAACTACAAAGTATGGGGCGTTTGGTTTACGCAACCGGAGCTTGACCTGACCTTTTATAAGTTCGACCTTCCCGGGGGCGGGAGGATAATCGCGCTGGAATACCTGCGGGAGCCGTACGCAAGCGAAAGGCATAACGGCAGCGGAGAATCCGTTGCTTGCCACAAGTTCTATCTCCAACGCGGCAAATACTTTGACCCGTTCGCGGCATCCGATTCCGTGATAGCCGAGAGGTTGAAGAACATTAAGGTGACGTTGACTACGGAGCAGAAACAGCGGGATATGTGCTGTAAACGATGCGGGGGTAAATGCTTTAAGCATGGAGCGGACGGGTCTGTCGCCTGCACCATCTGCGGACACGTTATACGGGAGGCGGCAGCATGACAAAAACACCAACCGAAAGAATCCACGAACTGACCGCTATGCTGAACAGGTGGCGGCGGGAATATTACAACGATAACGCTCCGAGCGTGACTGACGCCGTATACGACCGTTACTTTGATGAATTGGGGCGGCTGGAGAAGCAAACCGGGTGCCGCATGGCAAACAGCCCTACGCAAACAGTCGGGTACGCTGTGGTTGACGGTCTGGATAAGACCACCCACACAACCCCGTTGTTATCGTTAGAGAAAACTAAACAGACGGATGACCTAATGCGGTTCATCGGCTCACATCAGGTCCTAATCATGCACAAGCTGGACGGGCTCACGGTGAAATTGGAGTATGAGGATGGTGCGCTTGTCCGGGCCTCCACCCGTGGCAACGGCGACGAGGGTGAGGTTATCACCCACAATGCCCGAGCTATTGAGGGAATCCCGGCTATGATACCGTATCAAGGGCGGCTGGTTGTTGTCGGTGAGGCGTACATCACCAAGCCGACATTTGAGAAGTTGAAGAACACCTTACGGGACAGTGCCGGCAACCCCTACAAGAACGCGCGCAACATGGCGGCGGGTTCGGTTCGCAACTATGACGCCGGAGCGTGTGCCGGACGCGGGGTGGTGTTTTCACCGTTCAGCGTGATTGAAGGTCTTGACGAAGGACAACTAACCTCCGGAAGTAAGGCG